ATATACTTATGAGGGAATAAAAGTTAATAGTTATTTAAATAGGATAAAATATACAATGACAGTAGGCGGTATAAAAATGCCCACACGGCCAAAAGTATTAAGAATCGATGATAAACATTTTAATCTTGATATTGTGGATCATATTATGGAGGGAGTGAGTAAATGATAAATGATAAAGTTATAAATTTTGCAAAAAAACAAGGTTATGATAGCGCTTTGTATATTGGTAAATGGAAAAATTATGACATTTATGAACCAATTTTTGATAATAATAGTGATGTTTCTTTCATTGGTCCTCCTCTTTTAATTTTGGTTGAAAATGATAAAATTAGAATGTCTACAGTAGAAGAAGCATTTGAACAATTAAAAGAATCAAAAACTTGAAAATTAACTTTCAAAAAATTAAGCACTTGCAAATGCAGGTGCTTTTTTCATGTTCATTTAAAAGGAGGTGATATAAACATGAGGTATAGAAAGAAACCAGTTGTAATCGAAGCAATACAATTCAACGGAAAAAATTTAGCAGATATTCATGAATTTTGTGGTGATAAAATACGAGAACCGGTTGGTAAAGATTATCTTGAAATTGAGACATTAGAAGGTGTTCATATTGCAAGTCCTGGCGACTATATCATCAAAGGTGTTAAAGGGGAATTTTATCCTTGCAAGCCTGACATTTTTGAAATGACTTATGAACCAGTTAGTTGTTATTGATTCTTTAAGATGAACTTCGTCTTTTTGGTATTTAAGACGTTAAATCAAAAGACCACAGAACTGGACTGAACCAGGTTAAAAAATGAGTGTGAAAGGATGGTTAATTTATGAAAAAAGAAGATTTAATTAAGTTAGGACTTGATGAAGAAATAGCACAGAAGGTTGCTGATGCCTTTGCTGAATATCTTAAAGGTTTTATTCCCAAGTCAAGGTTTGATGAAGTAAATGAAGCTAAAAAGCAGCTTGAAAAGGATATTAAAACCAGGGATGAACAGCTTGAAGCATTGAAGAAAATTGATGCTGAAGGATTAAAAGCAGAAATTGAAAAGCTGCAAAATGAAAATAAAGCTGCAAAAGAAAAGTATGAAGCTGAATTAAAACAACTTCAACTTAATAATGCAGTTGAAAGAACATTGATTGCTGCTAAAGCAAAGAATATTAAAGCGGTAAAAGCCTTACTTGACCTTGAAAAGCTTGAACTTGATGGTGAAACTGTAAAAGGTTTGGATGAACAAGTGAAAAAGCTTCAAGAAAGTGATGATTCTAAGTTCTTATTTGATATTGATGCAAAATCTAACAAGCAACCACAGTTTAAAGGGTTTAATCCTGGTGAAAGAAAAGATACTTTACCAGGGGAAAGCCAACCGTCTTCATTGTTTGAAGCGGTAAAAATGCATTTTAATAAAGAATAAAAAATCAAATTATTGAAAGGTGGTAATTTATTATGGCTGTTACTTTAGCACAAGCAAAATTGAATGTGCAAGATGCACTTCAAATGGGCGTGATTGATGAATTTGCAAAGTCTAATTTTATATTGAACAATATTATTTTTGATGATGCAGTTTCTCCAACTGGTGGCGGTGCAACTCTTACTTATGGATACACAAGACTTGTTACCCAGCCAACAGCAGCATTCAGAGCAATCAACGCTGAATACATACCACAAGAAGTGACCAAGCAAAGATATACTGTTGACCTGAAGGTATTTGGTGGTTCTTTCCAGATTGATAGAGTGCTTGCAAATATGGGCGGTATTGTTGATGAAGTTGCATTGCAGATGCAGCAAAAGGTGAAAGCAGCTTCTGCATTATTTAATGATACTGTAATCAATGGTGATAGTGCTAATAATCCAAATGCATTTGATGGACTTGAAAAAGCACTTACCGGTTCTTCCACAGAATATATTCCAAGTTCAGCAATTAACCTTTCAACTTCTTCAGCAATTGATGCCAACTGGAAAGCATTTTTGGATGAACTTGATGAATTCCTAATGGGTTTAGATGGTACACCTTCCTTTATTGGAGGTAATACAAAACTTATTGCTAAAATCAGAGCATGTGCAAGACGTGCTGGAATGTATCAGGTAACAAAAGATAATTTTGGTCAGCAGGTTGAAACTTATGGTAATATTCCGCTTGTTGATTTGGGAACAAAACCTGGTTCAAATGACCCTGTTATTGCAACTGATATGGCAACTGGTGAAACTTCCTTATATGCTGTAAGGCTTGGACTTGATGGTTTCCATGCTGTTTCAATGGCTGGTCAATCTCCAGTAAAAACTTGGTTGCCTGATTTCAAAACTGCTGGTGCTGTTAAAACTGGTGAGGTTGAAATGGTTGCTGCTGTTGCACTTAAAGCAACAAAGGCTGCTGGTATTTTAAGAAAAATCAAAGTTCA